GCCGGGTTCATCACGCGGATCGCACCGGAGAGCGATGTCATCCCGACCGATCTGCCGGGCACCGGCACGGCGCTCAACTACGAGCCGCCCGGCGTCAGGCTCGGTGAAGCCGAACCCGGCTCGTTCAATTATTTGTATCCCGGCGAGGACATCAAGTTTCCTGCGCTGCCGCAGAACAACGATCTGCAGACCTTTCTGAACGTCATGCTGCACCAGTTCGCCGTGGGCATCGGCGCCACCTACGAACAGATCACGGGCGATCTGAAGGGAGTCAACCTCTCCAGCATTCGCGCCGGTATCCTCGACTTCCGGCGCAAAGCCGAGCAGTTCATCTACAACGTCGTCGTGACCCAATTCTGTCAGCCGACCCTGCGCTGGTGGCTGGATGAAGCCGTGCTCTCGGGGCGTCTGGATCTCCCCGGCTACGCCCAGGAGCCGGAGCAGTACCTGGACGTGACCTGGACGCCCTCGGGCTGGCCCTGGATCGATCCGCAGAAGGATGTCGAGTCCAAGATGACTGCGGTGCGCTGCGGGTTCACGTCGCGCGAGGACGTATGCGCCGAGGCTGGCGAAGACGCAGCCTATGTCGATATGAAGCAGGTGCGCGATAACAAGCGCGCGGACGCGGCAGGCCTCGTCTATGACAGCGATCCGCGCAAGGTCCTGGTCGGTCGCGAGTCGAACCCCGAAGTGGCCGAGGAACACGCACCCGAATCCCAGGAGGAGGAAGAGCCCGAAAAGCCAGGGGCCGCTCCGGCTAAGTCTGGTATCATGCGGGCTAAGTAACACCATGAAGGCACCATTGATTCACGTCGCGTCGATGGTCTTCAATACACCGCTCGCCATCATCCCCGAAAAACTCGAGGTGATTCTCGCGACTATCGGCCCGCGTCTGGTGGTGGATGATTCCTCGCTCGACCAACTGCTCCGGCTGCACTTCATCGAAACGAGGCCGGTCCTGCGGGATGACGCCGTGATATTTGCGCAGATGCCCGAAGAAGGCCGCAACCGCCAGGAGGAGAAGCCCTACCGGCTGACACCGGAAGGCATCGCGGTGATTCCGGTTCGCGGCACGCTGATGAAGCGCTTCGGCTATCTCTCGGCGATCTCCGGCTGCAGCTCGTACGCAGGCCTGCAGCAGGCCACCACGGCGGCACTGGCCGATCCGCAGGTCAAGGGCGTGCTCTTCGATGTCGACTCGCCCGGCGGCACCACCCACGGCTGCTTTGAGCTGAGTGAGGCGCTGTATCAGATGCGCGGCGACAAGCCGATCTGGGCCATCGCCAACGATCTGGCGGCGAGCGCGGCTTATGCTCTGGCGAGCTCCGCCGACCGGCTGCTGGTGACGCGCACGGCGGGCGTCGGCAGCGTCGGCGTCTTCGCGCTGCACGCAGACCAGTCGGGCGCCGATGCGCAGGCCGGAGTCAAGTACACCTACGTGTTCGCCGGGGACAAGAAGACCGATGGCAACCCGCACGAGGCGCTGAGCAAGAGCGCGCGCGCCGACATCCAGGCCGAGGTGGACCGCGAGTACGCCATGTTCGTAGGGTGCGTGGCGCGCAACCGCGGTTTCGCCGGCGCCGATGCGGAGGCGGTCCAGAAGACCGAAGCCGCGGTATCTTTCGGACAGAACGCGGTGGGACTGTTGGCCGATGAAGTGGCCACGCTCGATGAGGCTCTGGAGGCCATGGCCGCAAAGGTCAACGGCTCCAAGGCGAAAAGTCCTGGAAAAGTTGCTTCGAAAACAGAGGTAGGCAATAATGCTCGTAATCTTGAGGGTGCCGTAATGCCCGCCATCGCTCCGCATCACACAGCGACGTCTACCAAATCGTGGGACGGTCCCAAGGCCAAGAAGAATCTCCGCCAGGATGAAGACGCCAGCTACTATCGCAGCGCATACGCCTTTGCCAAACCCGGCCAAGATCCCAAGACCAAGGCCGGTTACAGCTACATTCATCATGAGGTTTCGAGCAGCGGGGAGGTCGGTGCTGCCAACATCAAAGCTTGCCAGACCAGCATCGGCGTACTCAACGGCGGTCGCGGGGGTACGGTCCTCAAGGGCAGCGACCGCCGTGGAGTTTATAACCACGTAGCGGCCCATTTGCGTGATGCCAAGCTGGAGCCCGCTCCACTGGCTTCATACGAGCAGTACATCGCAGGTGTGCTGGCCTTCGCCGAGGAAACGCAGGATGACCAACTGCACGGGATCGCTTTGGTTTATCTCCTCGCCGAGGCCGAGGAGCCGAAAGGAGAAGTAATTATGGCCAAGAAAGGCACAGAAGATATGCGGCGCGCCAAGAGCGAAGCCGAAGACGCCGAAGCCGTGGACGCCGCCGAAGAGAAGGACGACGAGGAAGAAGAGGACGAAGAAGAGGACGAGAAGAAGAAAAAGGACGAGGATGACGAGGCCGAGAGTCGGCGCGGCAAGAAGGGCGAGGGCCGCAAGGGCAGGCGCGGCGAAGGCAAGGACATGCCCATGGACGACGATGAAGATGAGGACGAGGACGATAAAAAGAAAAGCCGTCGCGGCGAAGTGACCGAACTGCCGGTCGCCGCCAATAGCCCCAAGCGGATAGCGGAGCTGTGCCAGATCGCCGGTGCGCCGGAGCTGGCCGCCGATTACCTCATCAAAGGCTACAGCGTGGACCGCGTGATCGAAAAGTTGAGCGCGCGGCGCGTCAAGGCCTCCGCCGAGGGCGGGGTCGCCTCCTACGTCACCGGCCAGGGCGGTTCGGGCGGCGCGCGCGCATCCGTGGATACTGCCATCGAGCAGGCCCGCGTCATGGCCGCCAATTCCGGCGGCAAGATGTCGCAGTCGCAATGCATGGAGCGGATTCTGCGCTCCAACCCGGACATCTACAGCGGCTATCTCGAGGAGCGCGGCGCCGTCGCTGCACAGGTGGCCTTCACCGGCGGAGGCCGCGCGCTGAATGACTACGTGCTCAATCACCAGCGGCGCTACATGACCAACCTGGGCCTGAGCACGGTGATCGATGACGTACCGGGGCGCCGGGCGATGTAGTTCTTGAAGAGAGGAAGGAGGCACGACGAATGCCCTACAACGAGGGTTTACTCAATACGTACACGGCTCCGGCGGGAGCCGATCTGAGCGGCAAGCAGTTCTATGGCGTGGCACTGGTCAACGACACGGCGAACCCTCCGGGCGTGCATGTCGTCGTCGGCACCGCTGCCAAAGCGATTGCAGGTGTGCTACAGAATAATCCGCTGAACGGTCAGGCGGCCTGCTACCAGACCGATGGCATCACCAAGGTGGCTATCTCCGCCAGTCAGGTCGTTACCGGCGGCACCACGTTTCTACAGCTCGATGTCGGCGGAACCTTCGTCCCGTCGACCACGGGTACGGTTGTGGCGCAGGCTCTGGAGACCATCCCCTCGACCGCGAGCATCATGATCATCAGCGCGAGGCTGATGCCTGGAATGGCCCTGACAGCGTAGTTTTGGAAGTTGGTTATTCCTGGGCCATGACGGGTTGGCCCTAACCCAAAAGTGATAACATCCCGCCAGTGATCCAGAGACGCACAGACGCGTGCGCCTTTCCCCTATTTCAATTCAAGGAGGAGAGAAGTGGCTCAACCCACAATGAGTGATCTGCACGTCAACGCTCTATTGACAGACATGAGTGCTATGTACGCGCAGGAGCAGGATGTATTTATTGCGCGTGACGTGTTCCCCATCGTGCCGGTCGCCAAGATCTCCGACCGGTATGTGGTCTATTCGCGCGCCGACTTCAATCGCAATCAAATGCAGAAGCGCGCGCCCGGCACCACCGTCAAGAACATCGGCTACCGGGTCGACACCCAGCCGACGTATCTGTGCGACGTCTGGGCATTGGGCAAGACCATCGACGATCAGGTGCGCGGCAACGCCGACTCGATCTTCAATTTGGATATAGAAGCCACCCGGCTGCTCACCACGCAATCGCTGATCAACCGCGAGTATGCGTGGATGGCCGCATTCTTCCAGACCGGCATCTGGAGCAACAACTGGACCGGCGGCGCGGCGGCAACTCCGCCCTATCCCACGGTTCCGGGGACCGCTTACACCTTCATGAAATGGTCTAACTCGGCCTCGACGCCCATCCAGGATATACGCCAGTTGAAACAGATCGTGCAGTTGACGACCGGCTATCGCGCCAACCGCATGGTAATCGGGCGCCCCGTGTTCGACGTGCTGCTCGACCATCCCGAGTTCGTCGACCGCGTGAAGTACGGCCAGACCGCTTCCAAGCCTGCGCAGGTCACGCTCGATGCGCTGGCCGCGATCTTCGAGATGGATCGTGTGCATGTGAGCGATGCCATCTACAACACAGCCCCGGAAGGCGCAGGCCCCGACTCCGGCGCCGCCTATGCTCCGCCCGCCTACAACGTCGGCATCAACGCCGGTGAGTCTAACGCTTTCATCGCGGGACCGAACGTGTGGATCGGCTATACTCCGTCGGCGCCCGGCATTATGACGCCCGCGTGCGGTTATACGTTCGCGTGGAGCGGATATTTCGGCGCCACCCAGGCTGGAGAGCGCATCAGCAGTTACTACTTCCAGCCGGATCGCTCGACCCACGTCGAGATCGAGAGCGCATACACGCATAAGATCATCTCTGCCGACATGGGCGGCTTTTTGGCGGCCTGCATTTGAGAAAGAAAAAGACTATGGCAACCTATCCGACACCAGCAGCAGCACCGGCGGCCACCGCAGCGGCGGCGGGCTTCACGCCCCCGGCAGGCCTCACCCCACCGGCAGGCACGCCTCCGGCAGCTCCGCCGCTCACCCAGGCAGACAAGGTGCAGATCATCAGTGACGTGCTCACCTCTTACCTGCGGACCAACTGGGTCACCGGCGACACTCTGACCGTCTGCGAGGAGTTCATCACCGGGGCCAACCAAGCGGCACGCGCCGCCGCCGCGACGGCTCAGACGGGCACACAGCAGTGATCCGCGAACTGATTCCCTGGTCGCAGCTCACCCGCACCGGCATCCCGGCGCTCAAGGTGGCGCGGCGCGCCATCGAAGTCGGCGAAGTGACGGTGGCGGTCGGGCAGACGCTCGATCCCGAGCTGTTTCCGCCGCAGATCCGCAGAGAGCGGCTGCGCCAATTCTATGAGCAGCGGCGGCTGGAGCCGGTCGATCCGCCGACCGATTCACGGCAGTTCTATCGCGAGCGCTTCGACCGCATGCAGCTCCAGGCTCCCCTCAGCCCGATCACGCCGGTGGCCTCACAGATCGTGGCCGAGGATCTGCCTTCGCTCGATGTGCCGGTGACCGAGGAGTCCTCGAAGCGCAAACCGAAAGGAGCCCGATAGTGGACTTCGATTCCTTGGTAGGAGTCATGGACGACACGCTCGTGGCGGCCTTCCAGAAAGTCGATCCGGCGGCGGGCGTGCTCCAGGTGACCCTCCATCCCAACGACGGCTCGGGCGATGTCACGGTTCCGTGCATCGTGAAGAACCCGGTGATGGAGGAAGACTACACGCCCGGCTCGCAGCCCGGCACCCGCATGCTGATCCTGTTCATCCCGGCGTCGGCGGGCGTGGTGGCGCTGTTGGGCAATACCGCGACTTACAACGGCGTCGACTACGACGTCCTGCAATCCGATGCCGACCGCTGCGGCGGCGTTCATATCCGCATGCGCGCGCGCACTCAGCCGTACAACCAATGAGGTCTATGGATGCTCGACCCCGATGCGGTGCTCAATTCGGTCCTGGCTTCGTTGCACTCGATTCCTCAACTCGCGACTGAGCTGGGTGCGCCCGCGATTCCGGCCACCGACTCGATCACCGGCCATTACTTCTATTCGGGCGAAGAGAACTCTATTACGCGCGCGCTCGCGCAGATGAAGAGCCCCTCCATTATCGTGATGTATCTCGATTACATCAGCGGCAATTTCGACGGCATGACCGTCTGGAAGCACCGGTTGAATCTCTGCGTCCGCTCGCGCAACAAGGCTTCGAATGGCTCGGCGGTCAGTGCCCAGCATCTATGGTGGATGGCGATGAATCTGCCGATCTCCGTGCCGGAGGTCGCGCCCAACATCCGCTACGTCGATCTGTGCAATCACAGCCTCTGGCTCTTCGAAACCAACCTGAAGCATCAGACCGACGAGCTGGGTCAGGACTTTTTCATCGGCACCATGGTGTTCAACGAAATGGGAGACGCGGGACCAGACGGCGTGAATTTCCTCTGCATCGGACCCGCCGCGAAAGGAGCTTAGCAATGGCTAGCAGAATTCAAAGTAAGGTTCTGGGCCTCGGCCTGGGCAAACAGCCGGACATCACCACACCTTCGCCGACCTTCCTGCGTTTCCGGCAGCTCAACGCGGAGCTTGCGCCGTCTGGTTTCCTGACTGAGAACGATGCCGCGGAAATCGGCAAGGGCGACGAATTCGTCTCCAGCGTGTTCCCGGTGAGCTGGAATCCGCTGGCGCGCATCGACAAGTACTCCTCGGCGGAGTTCATGACCTGGGCCTTCTGCTACGCCATGGGCGGCGTCACTGAAGCCACCGGGACCTACACCATCAAGCCCATCGACCCCTGCATCGACGGCCTGGAGCTGCCGTACTTCACGGTGGTAGAGCAGGTCTGCGAATCCGGCGGCTTCGCGCTCGACAACGCATTCCTGGGCTGCGCGGTCGAAGACGTGACCTACGATTTTAACTACGGTCCAGGACGCCAGTCGGGGCGCGTGACCGTGAACTGGATCGGCTCCGGCAAGATGC